TCGATAAAAACCCGAAAAACCGTTGTTGCATAAGGCTTTCCGCCTCATGTTTTTATTGATTTCTTGTGTCAGATTTGCTATAATATTTTTATTCGATAGCGACTGACACAATCAGTCATCCGGACAACTACTGCAATGGTTGTCCTTTTTTATTCATCAATAATCATCCTCGATTTGTTCGTCCGCCTCCGTGTAATATTCCCCGTCATATCCTTTCTCCATGAGTTTTTTATAGCACCTGCCACAAACCAGCCTTAATGTGATTCCATGACAATCCTTTGTAAAATTCATGTCCTCGCGGTCAACCTCGTTATTGCATACCGGACACACTCGAATATCCCGCTCCTCAAATTGACATGGCAATCCGAATTCTCGTCTCCGGCAATCATCAATCGTTCCATCCCGTCCTGTCATGAACTGATGTCTGCATATGTCGCAATCATTTCCTTTGTTGAAATTCTCCATTCTGTTTCCTCCTGTTATTTGCGGGCGACTGCTGCAACAATCACCCGCCGTTTATTCTCATGCTCTGCAATTATCACTTTTATAGCGTCGCAACCTGCTCCTTTCTCTGTTCCCATTTCTGACGCTCCTCCTGTTTTCCAGTCATATATCCGGCAATATAGGACTTGTCTGCGTCATCCATCTCTGCGAACCGTTCCGCACTGCTCTCAATCATTTCTTTTTTCTTATCCTTTGACATTCGTGTCACGCTCCTTTCTTTCCCCTTATCTTCTCCAGTTCTGCCTCTATGTCTTTTCCGGAATAATCTGCAAGCAGTTTTTCCGAAATGTGATAAGTCCATATTGATGACATCTGAACCGCTGTTCCGATTGGTAGTTTGCCCTGTTGCATCGCTATCCGGACGAACTGCGGTGACACGTTGAGGATTGCTGCTGCCTCTGCTGTCAATATTCTACCGATTTCCATTCTGATGCCTCCTATTCCTGTTTTGGCGGTTCTCTCGGTCTTTTCATCCCGTCCACCCGCTTTCCGGCTTTGTCTACCGTGTTTTGATTTTTCACCTTAAAAAATCAAGAAAAACCTGTTGAACGACTGTGAACTTTCTAGCAGGTTCACCCGCTGCCATGTTTCCCACGGTATCACTGACTTTGTCTCTCGGCTTGCCATCGTCAGAGTGTCGGTCGCCGTCCGGACACTGACAGGGCGACTGCTGCCCCGTTTCGGCTTATATAAAAATAAACAATTTTCTATCGTTAAAATTGATTACCCTTTTCACTTCTGTCATTTTGATTCTGTATGCGTCATTCTGCATTGTTTCACACGGATTCATGAAATTTTCTACCGTTCCGGAGAAAAACACCAAATCCTTTTCATCCTCGATGATTGTCACCTCCTCGATGTCGAATTTGCTCATATATCCTTTTATTACATTCAATACTTTTTTCTGTTTCTCCATCCTTTTTACCTCCTGTTCGTTATCTTTGATTACATTATATTTATCTCTGATTACTTTGTCAACACTTTTTTGTTATCTCTGATTACTTTTTATATTGATTTTTGTTTTTCGTCGTGGTATGCTTTAGAAAATAGAGGAGGTGATTCAATATGACGCAAGGTGAACGAATCAAGGAAGTACGAAACACACTTGGTCTCACTCTTGAAAAATTCGGTGATAGGCTCGGAGTGACAAAAGTTGCTATTTCTAACATCGAAAAGGGAAATCGTAATCTAACCGAACAAATGACAAAATCAATCTGCCGTGAGTTTGGTGTTGATTACATATGGTTGACTACTGGTGAGGGAGAAATGTTCATCGACACTGATGATGATTTCATGGAAAGAATCGACCGCATAATGGCAGGTGAGGACGATGCCCGAAAAAATCTTTTCAAGGCTTTGCTTGATGCAAGCGACGATGACATTGCTGCTTTTCAAAGAATCATAGATATGTTTGCATCAAAAAAAGACTGACAGTCTTTTTCAACTGCCAGTCTCGTGGGTGTATAGATACAATACGAATTTGTATATCCTCTTGAGGATTCTTTCGCTCTGTATCTTACCGACTAACTCAATGATAGTCTCTTTGTACTTCAAGGGGAACACCACCCCCTTTCCGAATACAAGCATAGCACATTTTTCCATGATTGTGGAAAAATCGGGGCGTATTTCCATAATCATGGAAATCGTGTCTCCCGCTGCCGACTTTGTGTCATATTCTGCTATACTATAATTATTTGTACTCGGATTCAAACAGGTCGGTGATTTTCACGCCTAATGCTATTGCTATCATTTCGAGTTGAAATAACGTCGGTGACACCTTACCGTTTTCGATGTTGTTTATCGTTGATTTTCCGATTCCGGATTTCTTCGATAACTCCATCAATGTGAACCCTTTTGCGGTTCTTGTTTCCCATAAGAGAATTTTCACCCTGCACACCTCCTTTCAAAGGAAGTGTACAAGGCGAATAGATTCTCACAACGAAATGAGGTGATGCGTTACGGCAAACACTACACTAAAAAAGCGTTTGTCGGTCATATATGATTTTTGCTTTTGTTTGCTTGCCGTGGTTGCCGTTGTTTTGGCTATCCTTGATTTGTCAAAAGGTCTCCTGTGGTGGCAATCTCTTATAGACACTATCATCACTATTGTTTTCATAGTTGATTATGTTTTGAGATTGCTGATTTCCAAAGACAAGCGAACATTCTTTACGGAAAATATTCTTGATTTGATTGCAATAATACCTTTTACCTCTCTTTTCAAGATTTTCCGTGTGTTTAAGTTTTTGAAGATATTGAAATTCATCAAACTGGTTCGTTTTTCCGCCTACTTTGCAAGGTTGTACAAACATATACAATTCTTTTTCAATGTAACCGGATTCAAATATATGGTTGCTGTGTGTGCTGTGTGCATCCTAACCGGAGGAATGTTGATACATTTCACGGAGGGAATGAGTTTTGCTGATGGTATATGGTGGGCGTTTGTTACTGCAACTACTGTCGGATATGGTGATATTTCTCCCACTACGATATGCGGTCGCATTATAGCCTCTGTTCTGATGATTGTCGGTATAGGATTGATAGGTTCTCTTACAAGCACAATCACCGCCCTATTTTTTAACAGGAAATCAAAATCAGACACCGCAAGAGAGGAAATAATACAGACGATAAAGAATCAGTTAGATAATTTTGATAATTTAACAAAAGACGATATTGACACAATATGCAACACGTTAAAGCATTTACATAGTGATTCTGACAAATAAAAACGACCACCGCTGCAACGGTAGCCGTCTTTACAGAAACACTAATCTCATGCCCCGCAAAAAGCACTTGATTGAATGAATCCTGCAAATACCATTCTATCATAAAACCGTGCTTTTTGCATTGGTTTTATTTTTTATACTCTTTTTTAGGATGGTGATTTTATGAAACTACCGAATGGATTCGGAACGGTCTATAAATTGTCCGGAAAAAACCGCCGGAATCCCTATGTCGCCAAAAAGACAAAAGGATGGGAAATTGATCCGGCGACCGGAAAAGCCAAACAAACATATACTGTCGTCGGATATTACCCGACACGAAAAGAGGCTCTTACTGCATTGGCAGAATACAACAAAGACCCATATGATCTGCACCATGCAACTATCACATTCGAGGAGGTATATGAGAGGTGGTCGCAAATCCATTTTGCAAAGATCAAGGATGCAAATGGGTACAAGGCGGCATTTAACACATCGCGGGACCTGTGGGAAATGAAATTTGTTGAAATCAAACTTGATCACCTGCAAAGTGTTGTCGATAAATCCGGCAAAAACGCGCCTACTCTTAAAACCTTGAAAATATTGTGGGGTCTCATGTATGACTATGCTGTGATACACGAAATCGTGTCGCAGGATAAAAGAGACATGGTTCGATATGTAGATATAAGCAAGGCAGGAAACCCCAACGCATACAACCGAAAGCCTTTTACAAAGAAAGAGCTTTCTGCTCTGTGGAAAAGCAAGGATTCAAATGTATATGTCACCGTTATTCTTATCATGATATATTGCGGTGTTAGAATCGGAGAACTCCTCGACCTTGAGAAAAAGGACATCCACCTTGATGAACGGTGGTTATATGTGAAAGAATCAAACACGGCGGCGGGCATCAGGGAAGTTCCCATTGCGGAGAAAATTGTT